ATGAATCTCGGGGGTGGCTGGAAACAGCCACCCCTGACATCACACAAAGAAAGGACTGATCTCAATGATCTTCGCTCCCACCTCTGGTCCCATCGGCTTCCAGCCGCATGGCAACGTGTTCAAGATGATCGTGCAGAGCGCGACCGTCGCCGTCGGCGATGTGGTCGTGACCTCGCACGCGCACAACGCTTACACCTACCCCGCAACCACCATCGCGCAGTTGGAGGCTGGTCCGTTCTCCAATGTTCGCCCTGCCGCAGGAAATGAAGCGCTGCACAACGGTCACCTCGGCGTGGTCGTTGGTCTTGGCACGGAAGGCACGGGTAACGTCGGCACGATTGTCGATGTGCAGATTGGCGGCACTTGCAAGGCGAAGGTCGTTGCGACCAGCGCCGTTTCGCGTGGAACCCGTCTGCTCGTTTCGGACACCGCTGGTCAGTTCGACCCGGCGACCGGGTCCGCGACCGGAACCAACATCGGCGCAATCGCCCTTGAGGCGCTCGCGTCGGGAACCGGGCAGATTCAGGTTCTCCTGAACGGCGGTTTCTGGACTTCGACCTTCGTCTGATTGACTCAACCATCACCGCTTGGGGGGGAAACCCCCCAAGCGGATTTCCATGCCGACCTTCGCTGAAGCCAAGAACCATGCTGTCCTTGCCGTCGGCGGATACCCGTCGCTCGCGCCGGGGCAGACGCGCAATGCTCGCCTTGCCGAGATCGTGAATCAGGCTGGGCAGTACCTGTACTCGCGACCTTGGCGGTTTCGGGAGCGCACCAGCAAGTACCTGTCGCTGGTCGCCAACCAGAACTACATCGCCCTGCCGTCGGACGCGGAGGAACTCCTGTCGATCATCTCGCTGGAGTCGCTCGGCTACCTGATCGAGATGGTCACGCCCGACCACATGGAGCAGTTGCGGCAACTTGGGCTGACCATGACGGGTCCGGGCGTGACCCATGCAGTCTTCACCCGCACCCCGCCGAGCGACGGCGCGGCGCTTCCTGCCGTCCGTCTGGACATCTACCCGACCCCGACGGGAGCGGTTGCCGACGCTATCGCCATTCGCTACCGGGCTGGATGGGTCAACATCGCCGACGGCGCTGCGGATTCGTGGGAGATCCCGATTCCGAAGTACTGCGATGCCCTGTTCATCGCCTACTGCCGCGCATTCGCGCAGGCGTATGAAGATGAGGGGCTGTCTGCTCGTCTGGTCGAGATCGATGGCGGGCCGCTGCTTGCCACGGCTTCGACCAAGGACGGTCTTCTTCAGCGCGATCTCGGGCGCATCCGCCCGTCGCGCAGCCCTGTCTCCATCAACTGGACCCGCCCTGACTACGGCTATGTCCAGAACCCGAGTTGACCATGAACTACAAGGGACAATACAACCCTGATCTGCTGTACAGCCCGAACGATGTGGTGCTGTTCGGCAACAGTTCGTTCGCCGCTCGTCGCATGACCAAGGGCGAGCAGCCGTCCGTCAGTTCACCCAATTGGGGTCTTGTCGCCATCGGCGGCGGCAACGGCATGAACGGTCAGGACGGGCGCAACGGCGATGACGGAGCGACCGGACCCGGTGTTGCTCCGGGCGGATCGTCAGGTCAATTCCTTGCCAAGTCGAACGGCGAGGACTTCGCGACTGAATGGCGCGATGTGACACCGCAGTCGATTCGCGCTGCGCCAGCGGCCCATACCCATGAGGCGATGTCCATCGTCGGCATGGAGGAAGCGCTGGCAACCAGAGCGGCAGCGGCACACACGCATCCCATCTCGCAGATTGACGGTCTTGAATCCGCGATCAACCAGCGAGCCGCGTCTGTCCACAAGCACCACGCATCCGACGTTCTTCCCGGCCAGTTGGTCATGGAATCAATTGATGTCGGGTCGCTCGTTGTTGACGGCATGGTCATCAACGAGAACGTGATCAGCACCGACAGCAGGCTCACGATCCATGTCAATGGCGCTGATGCGATCTCGATCATCCGAGAGTTCATCCAGATGAATTCCGGGCTTCGGGTGCGGTCGATCCGCATCGTTGACCAGAACGCCCCGGCATCGTCGAGTTCCGTTGGCGAACCCGGCGACATCGGTTGGGATGTTTCAAGTTTCTATGTGTGCATCGCGCAAAACACTTGGAAGCGCATTCCGCTTCAGAATTGGTAATCCATGACAACTCGCAAGCAACCCATCCCCGGCATCGCAGTCTCGTCGCACATTGTCACCCCGATCAGAATCCCGAAGTTTAGTTTCAATTGCGCGGCAGTAGTTGATGATTCCCTAGCGTTACCAAATCCAACCAACATCGGACAAATTACTCCTCCATCATCTGACTTTTCGTCAGGGGTTATTGCATGGCAAACAGAGGGTTCGTCCTTGATGAAGTTGTATCCGGTTGCGTTTCGCGATAACGCGTCGCACACAATCACTGGATTGAAAATGCGTGTGTATGGATGGTCGAGAGATGACAGTTTTACTGCTTCTGGGGGTGTGTCTCCTGCCGCAAGGTTGTGGTGGCCGACCCATCTATTTGGGGCAACTCTGACGCGAGCCACCAATGGTTGGGCAGCATGGAACAACACTAATAAAGTAAGTTTTCCATGGGGTGCGATGACAGCCATCGTCAAGACATCAGGCGACGGCAAGATCTTCAATGCGCCAACCGACAATGCAGGCAGTGCGGATTTCGGTGGAGCGTGCGTGGTAATTGACACTCTCGGATGCCAGTGGATTGACGTTCGATTCTTCTGCACCAGTTACACCGGGGAGCCACACGCCAACGTGATTTGGCATTCTCTGTGAAAATCAGGAGAATCAATTCTCTTGCGTCGCTCGACTTGCGGGACTATGTCCAGCGTGTCCCTGACGTTCAGTTGCCGTTCGGAGCGCTTGCGTATGCCGACTTCACGAAAGACAACCGGGTAAGGAGAATTTCAGCGATTGCCCGTGAATTGAACGGGTTGGTGTACGAATACGGCTTGCAATCGATATCGAACGGAACTGGCCCCTATGTTCCAGCAAACGACCGAACCAGCGTTCTGAACGGCGAGATTGCCTACAAGTTTGACTTTTCTGACGATTCGATACTTGGCTTGCGTGTTCCGAGCGCATCCAGAAATCTCTTGTGGGGCAGCAACAACTTTGGTGGTTCGTCTTGGACAAGGACGAACATGACAACCAGTTCCGTTGCCAGCCCGAATACCTCCACTTCGGCCACGCGAGTGACAGCAACGGCAAACAATGCATCATTGACTCAAACGAGAGCCGGAGTTAGTGGATCCCGTCGCTTCTATGTATTTGCAAGATCTGCGACCTCTGCTGATGTTGCGATGCACATGACCCTCAACGCCTTCTCCACTGTTCAGTCATGCAACGTCACGCCAACGTGGACGCAGTTTGGAATAAACGCCACGTTGGCGACTCCAACTCTCGGAATTCGCTTGCCGAATTCGGGAACTTCAATTGATTTGTGGGCCGCAGATTACGAAACCGGAACTGCCGCTACTGCACAAATGACAGAAGTTCTCATCAACACGACAACGTCTGGAACCGCAAGCGCATTGAATGATGCTATCAGTTACGCAGTTACAGAGTTCCTGCCGGATGATGTGACACCGAGAGAAGAAGTAACGATTTACCACGAAGTGCTTACTTTGCGTGGAAGTGGCGCGACAATTTTTGCGGCTAATTGTGAAGTCAACCAGACATACGTTGGATATCTAGGTATTTCTGTCGATGCCGCCGCAAACGTCCTTTTGTTTGGAACAGACATCAATGGTGATGAGATTGATGGCTTGGCGGTTTTGGATGAACAGATTTGCAAGATCTCGATCCGGTACACCAAATCAACGCAGCAAATGTTCGTGACAATCAACGGGGAACAATTTGGGCCATATCCGATGGGGTTTCCTGTGGCATTGAGCCATGAAGGTGATTCCACTACGGCGGGCCGCACCCAGCATTACATCAGGAAAATCGGCGTGTGGGAACGTGTTCTCTCACTCGCGGAAATTCGCGCACTGGAACTAGGGAACGCGGAATGAAGAAGTACATCATCGCTTCCCCTGATTTCGACTCGTTCGCGGAGGCGTGCGTCGGTTCTGGCGCGTTCCGCAGGATCGGCTCTTCGTTGTTCAGTCGGATCGGGCCAGCGTCAGTATCCGATTCCGAAGGAGAGGAAGACCAATACGCTGGCAATTGGGTTCTCATCTGCAATGGCTTGACCGACGCGCAGAAACAGCAGTTCAACATCATCACAGAGCAGGAAGTCTGAAAGCCATGACAATCGAAAACACGAACATCAAGGTGAGCCTGTCCACCGCCAACTGGATCGCGATTGTCGCAATCGTGATCACGCTCCTTGGGATGCTCATCCCGGCGTACATCAACCACGACCGCCTGCTCATGCAAGTCGCGACGAATCAGGAAAGCGTGAGCAAGCGCCTCGACAAGATCGAGGCGAAACTCGAAAGGAACGACCGATGACCGACATGATCAAGAACTCGTCTTGGAAGACCACTGGCGCTGGGATCGCCGCGATCATGGTCGCTGGAGGCGCTGCGCTGACCGCCCTGACCGATGCGGATCCGACCACCAAGCCCGACTTCGCTGCGCTCATCGCCGCGATCATGGCTGGCATCGGCCTGATCTTCGCCAAGGACAACAAGAAGGCTTGAGGCGTGCATGACTTCCTGCGAGCGCTCTTCATGTCCCTGCTGCAATGGGCGACCAGCGTCCTTCCCAAGCGAGGCGAAGGCGTTGATGCTCATGTTCATCCTCATGTGCTTCGTCGCGCTGGGTCTCGCATTCGCGAGTGGATGCACGCGCACGGTTCTGGTGAGCGAGTCAAGCCCGATCAGGATGGGACCGGACGTTCGGGGCCGGGTGTACGTCAAGACGGCTGACGGGTGGCAGTTGGGTGACAACGAGGTGCGGATTCAGGAAGGCTGGTACTGCGTGCCGCCGTCCTACGTCGAGGAGAAGAACTAATGTCAGTCAAGATCCAAATCCGACGAGACCTTGCCGCGAACTGGGGAAGCACCACCGTGCTTGCGTCTGGTGAGTTCGGGTACGAGACCGACACCGGGAACCTGAAGATCGGCGACGGAACGACGCAGTGGCAGAACCTTGCGTACTACCAGTTCCCGAACGTGTCCGTGAATCCTGCCGTCGATCTCGACCTGAACAGCACCCGCTATCGCGTGATGGGTCGGTATCGGCTGAACAGCATCACTCCCGGCGGATCGACGTTCACGAACGTGCCGACCGACTTCGCATCTGCGGTCGATGCCGACTCGGTCTCCACCTTGATCGTCACGACCCACGCATACCCGTCGCTCACGACCCATGTCCAGCAGTTGCTGACGCAGTACAGCAGCAGCGGTTCCGATCTTCGGCAGTGGGTCAGGCTCTGGAACGGAACGGCGTGGACGAACTGGTCTAGCACGGCACACCTGACGGACTCGGAGGTCGTGGCCGACAAGATTGCTTCTTCTGCCGTCACATTCGCGAAGTTGGCGACGGACGTTCTGCAAGTTCTGGTTCCAATCGGTTCCGTGCTTCCATATGCTGGATCGTCTGCCCCATCGTCCCAATGGCTGGTCTGCAACGGATCTGCCGTGAGCAGAAGCACTTATTCGGCGCTTTTCGGTGTCCTGTCAACGACATTCGGTTCCGGCAACGGAAGCACGACATTCAACCTTCCTGATCTTCGCGGCAGAACTGCGGTCGGCGTGAACACGGCTTCGTATCTCACGACGCTCGGAGCGACCGCAGGATCGGCAGATGCCATCGTCGTGTCGCACACCCATACCGCGACCTCGACATCCAGCGTCACCGACCCCGGACACTCGCACACCTATTCGAGGTTTGAAACTCCTTCCAGCACGTCGGGAATGAATACGAGTGGGCTGAAGACCGACCAGACAAGAACGACCAGTACTTCCACGACAGGAATCACGGTCTCCACATCGACGACGGTCAACAGCACTGGATCGGACGGCACGAACGCAAACCTCCAGCCGTCCATCGCATTGAACTACATCATCCGAGCCCTCTGATGCCATACACCCAAGCCATCATCCCGCTTCGTGGTTGGGTGACGGACACCGTGTACAGCGGTGTACCGGAGGGGTACACGCACGACATCCTGAACATGATCCCGATGGATCCGTTCCGACGCAAGGTGCGGCTTGGAACGAGACCCGGTTTCAATCGTGCGTACAAGTTTGCGAGCGGTGCGGTGCAGTGTCTTGTCAGGACATCGGCGTTCAATGGATCTCCCCCGGTCATCAAGGACCGCGTCTTCATCGTCAATGCAGGGAAGATCTACTTTCTTGATCCGGGCGACACATCGCCTACGCAAGTCGCGCAAGTCACTACTGGTTTGCTCGGTGCGGCCTTGCAGACAAGCGGTCGCGTCGAGGCGGTGCAGCGCGGTCAGTATTGCTACTTCGTCGATGGCCTCAACTACCGAAAGGTAGACCTGTTCGCCAGCCCACCAGTGTGGTCTGCGTGGGAACACGGATCGCACGGGCCAGAGGACAATGTCACGAACACAGTAGGTGGGGTCGCTTATACCGCGACCATCATTGCCTTGTTCGGCACTCGCCTCGTTCTTGCCGGGGTTCGTCAGAAAGAGAACATCTGGTGGATGTCTGACATCAATGACCCAGACGATTGGTCTGGAGCAGCCTCGGCAGACGAAGCCATTGCCGGAAATACTGGAATATGGGGCGTTCCCGGCGACGAGATTGTCGCCCTGATTCCGTTCGGTCAGGGGTCGATCATCTTCGCCGGAAAGCGATCCATGTCTCTGTTGACGGCGGATCCCGTGTTCGGCAGTGCAACGATCCAGCAGATGAGCAGGACGGTCGGCGTTGTCGGTCCACGCGCATGGTGCAACGGACCGGAGAAGACCGTCTATGTCATGGGTCAGGATGGGCTGTATCGACTGACTCCGAACGACTTCAACATTGACCGTGGTCAGTTGGTGTCGCTGAACAAACTCGACTCGTTCTTCAACGCCACGAAATGGGAAGACATCAATTGCACGCTGTCTTACGATGTCGAGCGTCGCGGTCTCTGGATCTTCCTTACGCGAACCGACCAGCCTGACAGCAGCACGCACCTGTTCTACTCGGACCAGACTGACGGGTTCTTCCCGTACAAGATGTACGACCCGACGTTCCGTGGGGCGTACTCGACTTGTCAGATGCTCACGACCGACGGTCGAAATCAGGTTGCGCTGTTTGGATCGCTGGACGGTCAGATCGGGTTCTTCGACCAGAAGATCATCGCTGGAATCGACGGATATCCCGCTGCTGGGTATACAAGCACGATCTCGACCGGAGAGGCCATCGCCCAGAGAATTGAAACTCGGGTGAGCATCGGCCCGATGGTTTCAAGCCAGCCCGGACTTGCGTTCTGCAACGAGGTGCAGATCGAACTTGGGGCCGACCAATACCTTCCAGACGAGGCAGTCAAGGGAAATGCGCCGAATCCGACGGCTTCGTTGCTTTCCGCTGAAACGGCACAAGAGGCAATCGCCGAAAGCATCAACAGCGTATTCGTGTCGGATGTGCTTTCCATTCTTGCCGATGGCGGCAATGCTGGGTTGACGAACCCGGACGGAAGCCCCGACCCGCAATCGCCAACCTATGACGGTGGCGGCGCAAGCCCGACCATCGTCGGATATCTCGACGGCCAGTACGCGAGAACGACTGTCGGGACATACACGACGCAAGACACGTTCGTCAAGCCGCTTTCCCGTGTGTACGAGGATTCTGACAGCAGATACGAATTGGTCCGAGACACATTCGGCGGATTTGATCGGTGGGGCATTCGATTTCAGGACGGTGGCAGGCCAGTGTTCGTCCAGCAGCAAGTCAACGGCGAGTACGCCGAGGATCCTGCGGTCGGCGAATACAGGTATGTGGTCACGGATGAAAGCGGAACGATCATCGCGACGTTGTCCAATGTGACTGCTGATGTCGCGGCGACCGCGTTTGAATCATCGACCGTCACAAACCTCGGGAACCTTGTGGAGGGCGAGAACAACCGGATGAAGTGCCGGGTCCGGGCCAATGCGATCTTCCTGCGGTTGTCATCAAGCGGATATCCGTTCGCCCTTGAACGCATCGGAGCCAGCCTTGCACCTGTCGGGCCGAGGAGGACCGTTGTCGATGTCACCTGAAACACAGATTGAGATCGACCGTATTCGTCGGTTTGAGGCCGCGCTGATGGCGATGCC